TCTCAAAGATANAAATCCTCTAACCCCCCCATAAGTTACCTAAACAAAACTGTCTTTTATAAACTTAAAAGACAAGACTGCAATTTAGTGCAAAATGGATGATATTCAATGGCAGGAGATCTTGCCTGGTCTCTTTACAACAGAGGCAAGATTCCCACTGTTGGACTTCTTCAATAGAATTCCAGTGAAAGCTGACGGAAATTGTTTTTTTAGAGCATTTTCAGTTCTTTTCTTTGATCAAGAAGATCAGTGGAGAACTGTTAAAAACACAGCTGTATCCTTTGCCAAAAAGTCTTGGAGTGAGTGTACTGGTGCAAAACAACAGTATGTAAACAAAGCAGAGAAGGAGAAGGCACAGCACAAGCTCACTTATAGGGATGTTACTCTAGGTGACACTGGGCTTGATATGTTAAGCAGAAGAGGAAGGGAAGTTTACATTGAAGAAGCACAAAAGGAAGGATACTGGGGAGGCACAAATGAGGCAGAGATGATTTCAAAATCCCTTGGAGTGACTATTATAATCTGGGAAGTGAACTCAGACATGAAAGTTGTCAGTGTGCAGAAGTTTGGTAAGGACAAAGTTTCAGGGTCCTTCAATATTATGAAACTTGATGCACATTTTGATGGACTGTCATTACAGCAAGTCCTAGAGGATAGACAACCAGCCAGAGATGGAATTTCTGAACAGATGGAACCAACAACTGCACTAAGTGTTATATTAAGTGCAGAAGATAAAGGAGCAGAAATGACACCTGATTTCTTCCTGGATCAACAGACTGATGAAGAACTCAGTGACACATCTGATGATGATTATCAAAGCACAAAAGCTGAAGCTCCCGAATCAACCAGCAACGACACCATGAGCAGACGTGAGCTTTTAAAAGAACAAGATAAAGAAAGAAAAAGACTTAGAGTCATGCAGAAAGCTATGGAGCTAAGTGCACATGTGCCAGCAAGAGTGGGTCGTACACTATACAAAATTTTCAACTGCGCAATTGAAGTAAGTCTCACATCTAAAGTATTGTATCTTCTTCCTGAAGGAACCGATGACCCAAATAGAGTGACCTTAAGCAAGATCAGACACAGTATGTTGAATAGAGAGGGGGAGTTGCAAGACCAGTTTAAGCATTGCACTGTTGTTGTAACAAGTGGCCTTATGGAGTTCGTGAACGTTCCAGAACTCCTAAGACTCTGTCTGCCAGATACAGGTATAAGTCAGTATTATGATATAGTGCATCCAGCATTCGTCTATGACATATTAACAGTTGCACTTAGTATTCTATTTAGCAGCTTCTTGTATGGATCAGACTTCAAAACCAAAAGGAAATTTATATTAAATACAGTCCGTGATAGATTTGTCACTCCATCAAAAGTGCCTAAGCTTCTTAAAAACCATTCTAACAAACTGCTTTATGACTCTCCAGACCGTGTCATATCACAAGTTTGCCTTGCACTATACAAAGACATGTCAATGCAAATTTCAAAGGCAATGAAAGAAATGCCAGCAACAGGACTTTTAGCATTGCGCAACCTCTACCTACAGACTGTAGATTTCAATGATTACATGAGCATATTGAACGATCTAAGAGTTGTCTCCTATGATCTTGATTTCTTTAATCAAGATGAACTACAAGACATCAAACGCCTAATGGATTGTATTGCTGAAATCAGGAAGGAAAAAGAGGTTAAACCTGGATCTTTAGGGTCCAAGTGGTCAGCAATGTATTTAAATGTTGGTGAAGATGAAGTGTTCAAAGACAAGAAAGGAAAGAAATGCAGCTATTTAAAATCAGAACCACTAGAAAGGAAACTTATTGAACATTTCTTTAAAAAGAAATTCATGTTCAAGTTTATAAGTATGCAGGGCAAAGCATATTCAGGTGGCTCCTTGAACACTGTTTTAGCATACTGCAACAACTTGTACCTAACAAAGGATCAGTTGGGCTTTTCACTAGAAGACACTGAGCATCTTAGTGCAGAAATGGTAAGGATTAGAAGTCTATTGGATGATCAAAAGGTGGAACCAATTGCAATTATATGCGACAAGCTTGAACCTAGATTTAAAGAGTTGTTTAACAACCTACCATCTGTTTGTGCTGATGAATGTAAATCTCTCTTTGATGATATTAGAAATGCAGAAAATCATTCCACTGCATGGAAGGCAGCTTTGAGGTTGAAAGGTGTTGCTTATGAAGGATTTATGGCAAGAGCTTATAATTGGAATTATTTGACTGAGGACTTGAAACCAACTTTATCAATGATAATTCAGACACTCTATCCAGAAAAGTTTATACAATTTTTGGAACGTACTCAACTGTGTCCAGAACAAAGAGACTTAACACCAGATTTTGTAATGACTCAAAACCTAATTATACGTAAAGATAAAATAGAAGCAGTAGTTGAAACAGAACAGCTGAGCATTGATCTGCTAAATGATGGAAGCTCAACTGTTACACCGGTGTCAAAGAAAACATTCCCACTTCCATCAGAGCCAATTCTTGAAGTAAATAGATTAGAATCTGTCATAGAAAAATTCAAAAAAATGCAAGAAGATAAGAGCAGGAATACAGGCCTCTTAGTGGAAACAACTAAAACCTCCTTTTCTGAAGATGATAAATTTTCATACAGTGAATTGTTAATACTTGAGGTGGGATACCAAACTGATGTAGAAGGTAAAGTAATATCTGATATGCAAAAATGGAAAAATATTTTAAATCTATTAGATTTCCTCAACATTAAAGCTTCTATCATTTCTTGTGCTGATTGTTCAGATATCCCTTCAGACAACTGGTGGTTACCTGAAAGATATGTAAAACTATTAAAGAGTTCAATTAGCTATTTGTTCGCAAAGCTTCAACAAAATTCACCCAGTGATGTAACAGACATTGTTGTTGGAGCAATCAGCACACAGAAAATAAGATCAATAATAAAGGCGGGTACAACAGTCAAAACTCCTATTACTATAAAAGATCTTAGAGAGACTTGGAACAAGAATAAAGATAAAATAATTGAGAGACCGACAGGTGCAAAACTACCTGATAAAACTGTTTTAGCTTTAAAGCTGTCATTAGTTGATGGTGTAGTACAAGAAAAGACATCCACAGACGATGTTGTAAAGATAATTGAAGAAAACATGGAAAGAATTGCACAAGAAATCGAACAGACCAAGTTCAAGCACAGCTTAAATCAAACAGAGGAAACCAGTCTGGACCTTGTTATTTCATGGATTGTAGAGGATCTTAAGTCTGCAAGGTGCCAAAAGTGTGTAAAGGATATATTAGAAGATGTTAAAAGAATATCATCTAAAGAAGCTGCAGTTGAACTACTTTCAAGAGAATTGATTCTTGAAAATCATCCTGAATGTTGCCATAGTCTAAATGTGTCAATTGGAACCTACAGTCTTTTCCAAAAAAGAACAGGGTTTTCTAACATTGTTCAACATAGAGAGACTGTCCTTGATGAATATTCGGAACAACAAACACAGCTTGACAAACTTGTCAAGCTGACATTGCCAGGGAAGACAGAAAAAGAAAGAAAGGTTAAAAGAACTGTTGAACAACTAATTCGTTTATCTATGACCTTATCAGGCATCCAGTGTTTAAAATCATCAAACTTTCAATTGATAATTGTTAAGTCAAGGTACAACAAGCGATTAGGACACAAGAGGAATGCAGCTGAGGAAGAACTAGAAATAGTACAAAAAACTGAAAAGGGTAAACATATGCTTGAACAACTAGAAAGAATTAAAAAGGTCTTAAATCCAGCAAGACTTAAGACATATTCAGACTATTGTAAAAGTGTTATTCAATCAGTTTTGGATAATCCAGCAGGACAGCAAGGTAGTAAATCTGAACTACTTCCAGAGTGGTGTGATCAGATCTTAATGGATTTAAAAGCCAAAACGGAAGATGGAGAAATTGTAGATGCTTTAAAAGAAAGCATTGAATCCAAAAGGGTCCTTGTCATAAACAATGATAAGGTTGTAGTACCTTCCTGGGATCAAGTTGTCCAATATTTGGATGTTAAAGCAAGTGATCTTATTCTAAAAAAGACAAACATCTTTGGCTTGGACTGTGTTCTTTTCAAGGAAGCGGTATTAGAATCCATATCAAGATACTTTCAGACTCCATATTGGGAATGTCCTGTTATTCTTTCCACATTAATCTCATTTCTGTTAAGGTTCCCTTGGTATCAGAAGATTGTTTTATATGGGAAAATATGTGAAACATTTCTTCAATGTTGTACCGAATTCCGTAGATCTGGAATAAAACTAGCAAGGGTGAGACATACAAATTGCAACATGGCCATTAAGCTACCATCTAATAAAAAGGAAAATATGAAATGCATAATATATGACAGTGAAATGGAGCCATTAACAGAAATATTTTTGCTGAATAGAAGAGTAGCTGTTCTTGGCGCAAGTTATTACTATATAGTAGTAGTTCTCTTTTGTCAGTGTCTACAACACTATAGATGTCTAAATGGGCTAGAAAACTCAGAAGAAATGGCACAAAAAGTAAGAAATGCTAATGCCAAACATCTTGACAGTGTGAGCAAACAGCTTAAAAATGTTCACTTAGGTAGATTAAGTGAAGCATCAAATGATCTTCTGAAGTTATGTAAAGAAAATGGTAGCTTCATATCTAAAAGTACCAAAAGTCATTTCATAACAGTATTTTCAGGATTATCTATCACCTATTCTACACTTCTTGGAGATGCTCTTTTGACCAACTCGCAACCCTTAAATAAGCAAATACAGATGTTAAGGTTCGGAGTCTTAAATGGCCTCAGTCGGATGTCCATGACCAAAGAATTAGGAAAAAAGTTCTCATCGAGCTGTCGAAGAATGGAACATTATATTGCTAGACTACATCAGTTGTTAACTGTTTACACTTGCAACAGATTTCCTGAGGAGAACATAAATGCCTGGCTAAAAGATGACTTATGTCCGAATGTTAGAATGCCAAGCGTATCAGTTTATGGTCATTTTATAAATAGTGATAGACAGCTGGTTTTCGACATATATAATGTTCATATATATAATAAGGAAATGGATAATTTTGATGAAGGCACCATTAAAGTTCTTGAGGAGACAGCCGAAAGACATATGACATGGGAAATAGATTTAATGCAGGCAATTGACAAAGCAAATGAGGACAGCAAAAAAGACAGGAACTTAAGGTTGTTACTCTGTATAGGGAACGTTAAACCTTCCAGTGATGGATCTACAACTGTTGAAGATGAAAGTCTTAGTCAAACCTCTGTCTCATCTGTCAAATCCAGTACAAGTTCAAAAAAAAGAATCAAATCCTACTTTGGTGCAATTTCAATGAAGAAAAAACCCTTTTCATTTAGTGAAGATTTTATAGTAGAAAGAGATCCTAAGTCAGATTACAGTCAGTCCATAAGTGACAAATGGACATATGGTGTTTACAAAGCAAAGCCAGAGTCAGTTTTGAGAGATGTAATAGAAGTTGTGAGGAAGAATCCAAATCATACAATGGGATCATTTGAACTGCTTCAGGCCTTCACAGAATTTGCTAGACCTAAATTTCCTGTAGAGTCTATTATTAAGGCTAAGAGAAATCCCAAAAACTATATTACAGTTTCAGAAGTCACAGAAACCACAAGTATTGTATCGGAACCTAGAACTCATGCAAGCATTAAGGATAGTATAAGAATTATCACAGGTCAGGAAAATAAGAAACTTGTAAAAATGTTGAGGGGTAAATTGCAAAGCCTGGGGTTATCACTAAACTCAGTAAGATCTAAGGGACATGATCTGTCAATGTTATTAAGCAGTGTTGAAGGTTTAACAGAAGATCAAAAAAAGAAAATTGTCCTTGGAATTACAGAACCTGCCAAACTCACTTTTTACAACTGGAGAGAAATCATAAAAATGGATGTTGAACAGACTTTAGTATCATCAGATGGCAATTATATCTACTGTTGGCTAAAGTCTCTAGGATCCCAGGTTAAAAGAAGTCTGAAGAAATATATTAAAAATCTTAGATACGACAATGAAGGTTACACACCAAAACTTAGCACCAAAGCTACAGACTTGATAGGCCAGGATGGAATTAATGAATGTTATAAGCTAATAGAAAATCTAAAAGCATTAACCAAAAATGACATTCCTAAGCATTCTGACATTGATAGAGATAAATTAATACAGGTCTGGTCTGCATTTTGTAAATTGCCCAAGTGCTTTGATGAAGTAATTTCACCTACAGTAGATGCACTGAATGATGTGAAAGCTTCTATAGATACCTTAATGTCTAAGTTTAATAATTTAATTGAGCTCAAAAAAGAATACCCAACTTTATCATTCTCGCGTGAAGAAGTTGAACTTAGATGTCTAGAAACTAACTTCATAAAGAAATATGGAAAACAGCTAATGGTGTTAATGAATGCAGTTTTTTACATATGCTTAAGTTGTCCTTGGTGTGTGCATTACAAATCACTTGAGAATTTTTTAAGTAAGCATATGGATGAAACTGGTGGATATGATTTTGGAAGTGAAACGGTTGCTAAGGTGATGGATATTACTTTGGAAAAGGTGTGGTTGCTTCTTGTTGAATCCAGAGGTCATGAAATGGCCATTGACCATATTAAAAGGGTGGTTAAGTATACATCAGCAATGTTCACTGGCAATGGAAGACCAATTAGCTGTTCACTAAACCAAACAGAAGGCACAATTAATGTTTTAGATCATGGGCAAATGGTAGACCGTCTGAGGACTTTTCTTACAAGAGCACAGCTGTACACCAAAGAGCTGGATTTTATATGGACTTGTCACATGATAACAAATAGTAATTTTGAAGTAACCAAAAGACTAACTGGCAGGTCTACAGGTGAGAGACTTCCAAGAAGTGTAAGAAGCAAAGTAGTGTATGAAATGATTAAAGTAGTAGGTGAATCAGGGCATGCAATACTTCAGCAACTTGCATTCTCTACTATCCTAAATGTAAACCATGAATTCTTCTCTGTGTTAGCGCCTAAGGCACAGCTTGGAGGCCATAGAGATCTTCTTGTTCAAGAAACAGGCACTAAATTAATACATGCAGCTTCTGAAATGTTTAGTAGGACATTACTTGCTACGACCAATGATGATGGATTGACAAGCCCTCATCTTAAAGAAACAATACTTGGCTCAGCATTAAATCATATAAGCTTATCTAGAAAACTTCATGGAAACACAGTGGAAGATGGTAGCAACCTCATTCAATTTTATAAAGTGTTCTGTATTTCTGGAGATAACACAAAGTGGGGGCCGATACATTGCTGTGCTTTCTTTAGCGGAATGATGCAACAACTGCTTAAAGATCATCCAGACTGGTCATCATTCTACAAACTAGTATTTCTTAAAAATTTGTATAGACAAGTTGAAATTCCTGCTGGTTCAATAAAAAAGATATTAAATGCTTTCAGGTACAACAATTCACATAAAAAGATAGAAGAAATGAATGAACATCAACTGAGAGAACTACTATATACAACCATTGATGATTGGAATGAGAACCCAATCATTAAGTTCTTAGTTCTAACCTATATTGTTCAAGGTAAAATATCAATGAGAATGTACAACCATATGGGACAAGGCATTCATCACGCAACATCATCAATTTTAACATCTATCATGGGTGATGTAATAAGTCACTTTATTCAGGTTTACACCAACAAAAACTTCAAAGGCCTAACATGCCATGTAGAACATGCAGGCAGTTCTGATGATTATGCAAAGGTGATCGTCCTTTCTGGTCTTGTTTCTAAAGAACTATTTGAGGAGTACATGATAAATTTTTGGCCCAAAATGTGCCGTTTGAAAAATATAATTGCAGGTATTTCTCGTGCAGTTCAAATGAAAGATTCTGCCAAAACATTGTGTGGTGATGCCTTTATTGAATTTTACAGTGAATTTATGTTGTCTCACAGAATTACACCAGCAGTGATAAAGTTTATTTTCACAGGCCTAATAAATAGTTCAGTAACATCTCCACAGAGTATGTCACAGGCATGTCAAGTGTCAAGTCAACAGGCAATGTACAATAGTGTTCCATTACTAACCAACTTTGCATTTTCATTATTGAGGCAGCAGATGTTCATGAATCACACAGAATATTTTCAGAGGACTTATGGATTGATAACCATGGGAACTTTGTCAGCTTTTGGAAGACTCTTTCTTCCAAAGTACAGCAACCTAACCTGTTCATCAATTGCAATAGAGGACTCAGAGGTTATTGCACAAAACCTAGCTATGTTACAAGACAATTCTATTCTGTTTCCTGGAACAAAAGCCTATGAGGAAGACGTGTCTATACCTGAAATTGAAAGTGGACCTGCATCTATTGAATCAAGTGGTGCTGGATCTCCATCCTCTAAACTCAGTGCAAAAACATTAAGCTCTGATACCAGTTTGAAATTTAGCCAGGATAAAGCTCTAACTGCAGTGGAGGCAGCATATCTAAATACTATTAAACCAAATACTTCAAGGGTCAAAGCCAGAACAGAGATGGAGTTATATCAAGGAATTTTCGGCCACGAACTTCCTGTTTCATTTGAAAAACTGAAGAAAAGTAGCTTGGTAAATAGCTGTCAGTATCTGCGAGATGTTATAGATGAACCCTGGTTAATGGTGCAAAGAATAAGATCAATTATGATAGCATTAATTGCAGGCTACTATCGTGCCTTCAATAGTGATGGTACAGAGCATCCTGTGAAGGCAAATTTAAATAGAGATGAGAATACTGTCATAGAAGATCCAATGATACAGCTGATACCTGAAAAATTAAGAAGGGAACTTGAAAGATTGGGCCTTGCAAAAATGACTGTTGAAGAGTTAATACCTACCCATATGCTTGAGGACGATTTTGCTTCTCTAGTTTCCAAAAGGTTAGTTATGATGAACTGTGCCACAGAAAATTATGCATCGGAAGTTTCAAGGCTAAAACAAACTCTGAGTTCTAGAAATGTGATACATGGTCTAGCTGGTGGCATAAAGGAGTTATCAATCCCCATATACACCATCTTCTTAAAGTCATATTTCTTTAAAGACAACGTTTTTTTCAAACATAATGACAGATGGAATACGAGACATAGTTCAAACTATCGCGATAGCACTGGTAAAGAATTGAAAGATAAAATTGTTGTGAAGTTTACGACTTGGATAGAGAAAATGCTAAACTGTGACATCAGTATAGACTTTACAAAGTCAGGTGCTACTATGAGTCTTTTTGATAACTCACTAAGAGGAGTAAGGGTCATTCACTTGTGCAACAACACCTGTGAACTGTCTTTAGTTTCAGATCAAATTGAGTGTCTTAAGAAAGAATTCGAGGCATTAGCTCTACAATTTTCTGATGTTAATAGGCACAAACTTAAAATTCTAGAAAGTCAGAGACAAGAAAGTGCAGTAGAAGCCTCGAAAGCTGTTATTGTTAAGACTACACTCTTTTCTGCTACAGATGCAGTAAGAATCTCAAACTCACCTGCAGTTGTCATAGGATATATGATTAATGAGGCAACTCTTTCAGACATTAAACCGACCAAAGTAGACATGGGCAATCTAAACAGAGATAGATTCAGAATTACTATGTTCTATAAAGCAATCACTGATTTAATTTCAGAGGTTGTGAAAGAATCTGAATTGATTAAGAAAAAGGACAACATTGTTGAGCTTGAGAAGGTAGACATCTATACTAATGCTCTAACTATGCTTTGCAGGCTTGTGCAACGTGCAAAACCAAGAGTGTCTAGCTTTTACATTATTAAAGGTGCATCACATGGAAATGAACCAACTGTTAACGAACTTATATCATATGGAATTCAAGAAGGGTTGCTTTATGTACTACCCGAATGTCCAATTGAAACTAGTACATATAGTGTAAGATATTGGAAGGTGTTACAGTGTGTGTCTGCGATCTCAAGTTTACCTCTTTCCGACAGCGAGAAGACATCGCTTCTATCAAGTTTTTTAAACTGGAAACCAACATTAAATGACATAGACATAGAATGTTCTATGTACAAACATGACAAAGCAGTTTTAGAGGAATTCAATGAGAGAACTCTACTCAATGTGCTGTCTAGTGAGCTACAAAGTATACGAAATGATAGGGAAAGGGAATCAATTGGTGATCTTATTGAGTTCATAAGCTCACCTAGACAACTTATGCAAGATAAACCATATCTTGGTATTACTTCAACATTTAAGAAATGGGGTGAAGGTCAAAAGAACGGAAAATTTACTTACAGTAGCAGTAGTGGAGAAAGTTCAGGCATTTTCATAAATGGTCAATTATACTTGACACTTAGTAAGGACAGCACAGCATTGCTCCATGAAGTGGAAAGGAAGGTGTTAGAATGGTTAAATCAACTAAGGACAGATGTAACTGCTGCAGAACAACACTTACCTTTCCTGAACATGTTAGTGTCATCAAAGACATGTTCTAAGAGGACAGTTGATGGTACTTCATATGCAGTTTATTATCTAAAAGAAGATCCTAAGTTCTTACAGCTGAAAAGATTTGTTGGAAAAGGAGAGTACAAAGTTGTCAAAGTTAAGTCTCAAATTCTTTCTGTGAAAAAAGAAGTAGTCAAAGAAGTCAGAGCAGAACCTCACATTGTCTGGAGAAACAGTGCAATTTCTATCGTATATGACGAGGAAACTGAGAACCCCAGTTATCATCACAGAGTGAAGGAAATTTATGAACTGATAAAACAGGCAACTAAATGCACAAGTGAACGTCTTAGTAGTATATTCTATAAAGATACTAGACTAACTTTAGCCAAGATATCTCTACAGGATCAACTTTACCTTAGTTCATTAAGTTTATTGCACTGTTTCTTCTGTCACACATTAACAAGTTCTGTGATGGAGGCAACAAGCAAAAGTGAAATTCTAACTAGATATCTACAACAAGGCAGAAGTTCAGTGATTCGAAGTGCCAGTTCAATCAAGAATAAATTAATAGAGATAAGAACAGTTGAAGATAATACAGTCAGATCCGAGGAAGATGAGATCTGTGCTAGGCTGCAGCTTGGACTAAACAAAGGTGACTATAGCATTGACTGCTGGGCTGAAGTTCAGAGGATGTTGGATGAGAATGGCTTTCACAGAATTAATGTTTCTTTACAATCAGAACCTTCACAGTACAGATATAAATGGATAGTTGAACCTGAATTTGGTGTATCTAAAGCTGTAGATGTTATTGATTTGAAGGATCTATGCTATTTACTGTCATCTGGGATTGTACCCAAAGCAATAGTGCCATATATAACAGATGATGTTCTGTTTTCAGATTTAATTGGAATTTCTGAAAGAATTAAAATTGAGATAAATAAGAATAGAATTGACCAAAAGACCTTTTCTCTAATCTGTTGCTCAATTATGTACACTATGCAAAATAATCCAACTAACAGACAAGCATTGATTATGAAACTTTCTAGTATTTTCCAGCTAATTGCATTAAAAGAATTTCACACTCAAAAAGGAAGGATCAAGTTTTTCACAGACAGTGAAGCCGTCCAGATGCAATTGAAGTTAGTAGGTGTCACAGTAAATGAATCAAGGTCACTTGAAAATAAATATGACGATGAAAATAAGGTCAAGGATATTAAAACTAGACTAGCAAGATCCAGATTGATGTCAGAAATTGGCTCCTTGTTCAAACCATTCCCGAATATAAAAGAGCTTGTGAAATTTACCGATGGGTTTGAAATGGAAGGAGATGATGGTCAAGTCATTTCTACATTATTCTTTACCAGGTTGAAGTGTCATGAAACTGACATCTACAAAATCTTATCATTTATGAATGCTAATATACAAAACTCAACTATAGATCTTCTCACTGATCTTATTATGTTGCTGTATGGTCGTGCATACAAAAGTCACAGAATGCAAGCCAAAGAAGGAGAAGGTCTAAAGAGTAAGAAATCCAACAAAACCACTTCCAGTGAAATAACTGTCGCAGACTTGCTTGCAGACGACAGTAAAGAGCCACCACAGGAAGAAGAGGACGCCGAGTATGACATCAATGAGGTAGAGTTTGAACTTTAAACAAAATCACAAACAGAAAGGCAAAGAAAAGAAAATAGATGCATATAGGGAGAAAAAGAAACAAGAACAGAGAAGAAGAGCAGTAAAGAGAAAGAAAAGGGGGGGGTATGAGGAACACTGTCTTTGAGA